CACCATCTCACTGATCTAGACACACAGATAGTGAGCCACCAGACAAACCAAGACAAATACCTGCACCCCGGTCACTCAAATCTCCTTGTAGGTCGTAGAGTCGAGTTCGAACTCGCTGAACGGAGAGCAAACCGGGTATCCCATTATGTCTAACCCTTCGCCGCTCCACGGGCAAAGGGAATCCGGGGCCAACCCCCCCGCGACTGGTGAACAAACTCCTACGGGAAAAACCTCTGATTGTTCGAAGACCAAGAGCAAGCGTGCCAAAGGCAAGAGGAAAGGCGCTCGGGGTAAACCGAGCGTAGCATCACCCACCCGAACGAAGCATCAACTCAACATGCAGAAGTGGAAGGAGGAACGCAAAGAGCATCGCAACGCCTCCAAGCAAACCACTGTGCAGAGATATCGCTCCAGCAAACCTGGTGGCGATAGGCGGAAATTCGGCAAACACCGGAAGTTCGACAAGCACGTCAAGGGCAAGACTGCACGCCGGAAAAAGCCGAAGGATGAGCCGCGCGACGCGACGCGCGGCGCCCCCGGTGAGGGGCCAGGTAGTTACATTGAGAGTACGTATCACCCATGCCAGCGTGAGGGCTGCTATGCCCCCAAAGAAGCGCATTTCCACATCGCTTACAGTGGAGATGGCGTGGCGGTGGGCGTCAAGTACTGTGATGGCCGCGAGAACCCATGTGGCAAGCATCACGTGCACAACTACCATACACACCGGGAAGTTGAGGAAGAAGAAGAGGAGAAAGAACCGTCATTTTACGCCGCATTCGCTATCGACACAGAGCAAGAAAGCGGCCAAGAGGACGACAAACGGGTCCGGCGCATCCGCTGGTCAATGCCGGGAAGCGACGGCCGTACACTAAAGGCTCGACAAAAAGACGAAGGCAAGTACTCGCTCCTCGACAGAGAGAGTACCAGGAAGGAGGACGTGGAGACTGCCTCCCCAGAGCTACATGACGTCGACGTCTTTACTCGGGCACCAAGTGTGCGGTCCTGGAGGACGTGGCTCATTGACGCCGCTCTGATTGGAACCATTCTTGTATGGTTTTACTTTCAGCTGCAGGCGGAGATGCGAGAAAGCAGAGAGAGTTTGGCCTACTTTTGGCACGCTCTCACGCACGCCACCACCTTTCACACCATACCAAGTGCATTGCACATTTCTTACGAATGGGATTTGGATGTGGTGTGTCAGTGGTCCACCGGCAACTTCTACCTCTTCGATCTGGCCTACCCTAGGATTCAAACGTGCAAATTGGTCCTGGAGGAGGTCATGAATACACACTATTTCGTTTACATTCAGTACGTCGCAAGTACGCTGGTCCGATTGAATTTCTTGTTCCCCACAACCTGTCTTCTGCTAGCCTCAACGCTAGTCCGCGCGTGGTGGAACAAACGGGTCCAGCGCATCCAAGTATTACCCGGCGACCAGGACAATTTCGGTTCCCGCTTATATGGCGCGGGCGGTTGTGAGACCCGAAACCTCGTCAATGCGGCCGCGTTCTACGGAGCCGGGTTTACCACGATTGCGCGCATGCAAGTTTCCGCCACACTTGCGCGCGCTATTCGCAACCACAAGGAGTATTCCAATGTGCAGACTTGCGACGCACTGGGCAACTACCGAGATGCCGCCACCCAGCGTATGCAAAACATCGCTGATTCGCTGGGTGCTTCTTTGAAAATCCCCGGTCAGATTGTGAGGAACACCGCTTCTTACTTGGTAAACACCAAATTTTTTGAAGCGAGGTTGGCCAGACTAAATTCACCAGCAGCCGAAAATCCGACTGTTTTAAACGAGACGGGGGCCGGACTCAAGTCCAACAAGTCCGGTCCCGGTCCTCGCTCGTTAGTGAGTGCGTTGGTCAATTGGAGAGGATTTACCCTATTCCTTACGTTCCTACAGATGACCCTGACAACCCTTACGTGTATAATGATCGCCTCCGTGTTCTGGCAGGCGGTCAGTACTTCTGTGACGGCATATTCGAATTCCCCCCAGCTGTCAACCCCAGACTTGACGGAAGTTACCGCACACTTTTTGGGCCTTGCGCAGCACACAATGGCGTTGTCTACGCGAACTCTGACGCCAATACTTTTCAAGCTGTTCAGCAACGCCTACTGGGTCTTGTTCCGCCTTCTAAATTCGATAAAGGACGTGAGATAGCGGTACAGGTACGCGAATTTGACGCGTACCTAGAAAGATCCCAGACCAAATGGTTCGGGGATTATGAAAAAGAAGAGTCCCTAGCTTTGCAGATGTGCGAAGCTTTTGAGAAGTGGGAGCTTTATACTCACCGCTTCGATGAAATTTGTGAACGAGTCAATGATCCGCACCCCAAAAAGAAGTTGAGACAAGACGCTGTCAAGTCTCTAAAGGAGTTCGACTACAAGGCCACTAGATACGACAGACTGTGGTTGGACAAAGTGTGGATCAAGGAGAAATCCGACGAAATCGCGAAGCCCAACAAACCACCCCGGAGCATCGCAGACATGGGTGTGAAAGCTAGCCTCCAAGGTTTTCTTCCTACCAAAAGGATGAAAAAGTGGATGGCACAACACCCACTGAAGCTGGAGAGGGGAGGCAGAAC